GCAGGATTAAAACGTACATAGGTGGCTACTGGATCATAAAACCGACAATAACAATTTAAGAAAAATGGAGACAGTAAACATAACAGTCAGGACAGACTTTGCGATTGAGGAAGATCTTGCAGCACTTACAGCGAGAGTTGAGGACCTGGAGGGAACAAACGTGAGCATCTTTACAGACGGGACAACAAACTTCAGAGTCAATGTCAGAAGTGGAGTTATGTGTTTTGACAAAGCTCTGACCGTGACAGGGTTTGCAGGAGTTGAGTCAACAGACGAAGGAGTGACAGGTGACTGGATTAAATTAACGCAATTCGAATAGTTATGAAAAAGATACTTTTTATTGCAATAGCCTTTATCCTGCTGACCGGATCAGCACAGGCACAGAATGTTTTTTATAAACTTGTGGATGCCAGATCCGGACTGAAGGTCACAGGAGTGATCAGGATAGGCACAGACACTCTGTCTGCTCAAAAACTACAGGAGTATGATGCTGCTGTAGCTGATGTCAATGACTCAATTGCCTTGGTTGAGGCCATAGCTTCACTCACATTTGTGATCATGCCCCACCTAACAACTACTGAGATAAACAATTTAACAAATGTAGTAGAGGGAACGTTTATCTATGACAGCGCACTGCATAAGTTTAAATACTATGATGGATCGGTTTGGAAATTAATATCAACTGACTAATGAAAAAAATACTTTTTACAGTTTTGTTTTTTGTGTGCTTGTTTTCGCAGGCCAAAAACTACTATATGCGTTCGGATGGAAGTAATAGTAATACAGGTTTATCGGATGCGCAGGCATGGAAAGATTTTAGTAAACTGGAGGCTGCCGCATTTGTTGCCGGTGATACAATATTTTTTAAAAGAGGGCAAACATTTGTTGTTGATGCGATACTTTATACTGAAGGTGGAAGCGTTGGTAATCCAGTTGTGTTTACTGCTTATGGTATAGGTGCAAAACCTATTATAACCAGTTATGGAAGTGTACCAGGATGGAATGTTTCAGGTAATTGGACGAATGTAGAAGGTAATGTTTGGTATATTCAACTTGGCGTCTATTATGGGTATAATAGAGTTTGGATTAATGGGGTAGAGCAAACAAGAGTAGCTGCGGATAATGATGTTAATGTAACTTCTATTACAACATGGAATTATCATTGGTCTGATAAGTTATATATATATTCAGTTGGAAATCCAGCAACAACTTTTACAAATATTGAAGTAAATACTCTTGATAAGCTATTTCATTGTGATTATAGCAATATAGTATTTTCATATCTTGATCTACAGGCAGCACATCATTGCATAAGAATTAGTAATGGAGCAGATAATTTTGTAATTGATAGTTGTAATATAGGTTGGAATTGTGATGGTAGAGGTATTCTTATTAGTAATTCTTCCGATGGTTTATCTTGTGATAATGGAATAATATCAAATTGTAGTTTTATTTCAAATTGGGAAATACCTTATAATAATATTGAAATAAATTCTGCATTTGCTGGTATTAATATGAACTATGGCATTAATAGTTGGCTTATCCACGATAATTACTTTGAAAATTGGGGACATGGAGGTGTTGATATAGATAATCTTTCTACTGCTTCTCGAAGAACATCTAATATTAAAGTTTACAACAATTATATTACCGCTCCTGATATTTACTATGGTAGAGGTATAGGACTAGGGTATTACTATGGTGATTCGTGTGAAGTTTACAATAATTATGTTTATAAATGCGGCACTCAAACACAACTTAATGGTAAGAACCTTTTAGTTTATAATAACGTGATAGATGCAGCAGGCAAGGAAAGCGATATTATTATAAAGCCTTATGCAACAGGAGCAGGGATAAGCATTAATAACGGAGGTCCAACAGATGTGAGTGGGATGAAAGTATATAATAATGTAATTGCAAATACTTATGATTATGGAATAGATTTTGGTCCCGAAGACGATGTTCAAACATATACAGGATGTACATTTATAAATAACATTGTGTATAACTGTGGAAGTAGTGCTCGTTCATCGAACTATCAGATGCGTATATACGACCAGGTTAGCATGGGCGCAAATACGTATAAAAACAACCTGTTATATAAATCAGGAGTTACTGATGTAATATACTATGGCAATGATGCTGCTAATGATTACCCGCACACAGTTGCAGAATTTAATGCTGAAACTGGGACTGATGGTGATATAATTAGTGGGAATATTCAACATAATCCTTTGTTTGTTTCGACAACTGATTTTAACCTGGGCGCAAAATCCCCGGCTATTGATTCGGGTATAAATGTAGGACTTCCATATCTGGGAAGCTATCCGGACAGAGGGGCCTATGAATACTCAGTTAATTACAACGGAGGAAGTATTTTGAGAAGTTATGGTAAAATTATAAAATACTAATCATGAAAGCAAAAGTAGGATTCTTTCAGGACAGCACCGGAGACCTCAGCATAATGAGGCTCATTTTTGGTATTGGCATGATCTGGGCTATGTTTATCACCTCCTACATGCTGATTGCAAAGAACACCTCTGTGGAGCTTGGAATAGCTTTATTCACAGCCCTCTCCGCTGTATTTGTTGGATTGAAACTTGGACAAACTCAAATGGAAAATAACAAAAGTAAAAATGCAGCTTAATGGCACTGATAGTAGGAGAACTGAGACACAGCATCAAGATCCTGGAGCGGACAACTGCAAAAGGTGATTTCAATGAGGACGTGGAGACTTACTCCCTGTTAACCGCATTGAGGGCAGGTGTGAAGTACATCTCAGGAAACAAAGCTCTGAACAATGACGAAGTATTCAGCTCACAGACACTCCAGTTCACAACACACTACCGGGCAGCTGTCACTGAGATAATGAGAATAGAGTTCAAATCAAAAAATTATAGAATCCTGTCAATTGCAGAGATCGGATTCAAAGAAGGTCTTCAAATCAACACTGAACTTATAAACGAATAACATGAAAAACGATGCACTTTCAGAAATAGCCGGATCATATGGCTCAGTACCAACAATCAGCGGGGCACAAACAGTTAACGCTTTATCAGTAGCCTTTGAGGCATGGGAAGATACAACCTTCGGAGTGTTTAAAAAACAAAACGGAGTTGAGATATCAGATCACCCCTGGAAAGCTAAACAGCTGCCCTCAGACAAGCTCTGCACCTTTGGTCCTGATGTTGCAACCTTTACGATCACAGCAGGCGGCAAAGGCCAGTATTACAAGTCAGGGGATGAAATTGCAATACCTGAGTGTGTGTCCGCTGATGTGAATGTAGACGGGACAAAAGTTATATTAACCTTTGACAGGCCAATGACTTCACCGGCTGCATATCCGCTCCACTTCCAAACAACTCTGAACGGAGTTGATAACGTGGTCACAGCTGCTGCACTGGGTACAAACATACAAACCATTGAATTGACACTCACAACGGCTGTTATCGCAGCTGATGAGGTGACAGCTTCAACCACTTACGGGACCATTGCATCAGCCTGGGGAGGTAAACTTGTAGCTTTGATTGATGTGGTTGTAACCAATCCAATTGTATAATTATGCCTCTAGTTCGAAGATTAGCAGTCAGTCCGTATAATGCACACCTTGGGGCAACTTTGAACCCTTTACCAGATGATTATATTCTGGAAGAAGATTCTTTGAATTACATCATAGAAGAAGATAGTACAAACATTTTAATACAAGAATGATATGGCAACAGGAGTTAAACCATCAGCAATAAGTGCCGCTTCAGTAGCAGCATTCAAAACGAAATTAGATATTTTCACAAAAGAACAGGCATCAAGCCACATTGCCACTATTGGAGGCGCACAATCTTTGAGAATTGAAACACACGCCGCAGTTGGAAGTAGTTCGCCGGGAACAGGTAATACTTTTGTCGGTTATCGTGCAGGTATAGTGAATTATGCAAATACTGTATCTGCTCACAATAATACATTTATTGGTGGTCAATCGGGACAGGCTAATACAAATGGTTACCAGAATACATTTGTCGGTAGTTCCTGCGGTTCAAAGAATGAAACCGGATACGCAAATACATTTATAGGGCAAGGGGCTGGATATGCCAATGTTTTAAGTTTTGGCAGTGTTCATGTCGGCTTTCATTCTGGATTAAACGTATTGGGCGCAGGTTCATCAGATGAAACAGGAAATGTTTTTATAGGCTATGAAACCGGAACCGGAGCCGCTGGAAGTACAGCAATAGCAAATGTTCTTGTGGGTAGCCAAATTGGAAAATACATAACATCGGCAGCAAGAAATGTAATACTTGGAAGGAATGCCGCTTATGCTTTAACATCCGGTACTGATAATTCTGTTTTTGGATATGGCGCAGGATTCAGCCTTGATACAGGCGTTGATAATGTTATGATAGGTCATTTTGCCGGATATACAGCAACGGGCGCAAATGCAACTACAACAGGCACAAACAATGTTTTTATAGGCACTGAGTCGGGTGCATCGTCAGCAACTCAATTAACTAACGCTATCGCAATCGGTTATAGAGCAGTTGTTTTAGCCTCTAATACTGCCGTTATTGGCAATGTTTCAGTTACTGATGTTTATTTAGGTTCACTTACAGGAGCAGCAAATTTGAAGTGTAACGCAGTAACATCTAATGGAGGATTACAGACTTTCGGTGCAAATGATTCAGGCGGTATTGGTTACAGAATGGTAGTAGTTCCAAATATTTAAAAATAAAATTATGATAAAATTTGAATTAACAACAGAAGAAGTAAACCTAATATTAACAGGTTTACAGGAATTGCCCGCTAAAGTTTCAATGCAGTTAATTATAAAATTGCACCATGAAGGACAAAAGCAATTTGAGGAGCAAAACAAACAGGAATTGAAGCCTATAAAATAGTTCTCCTTTAGTACAAGTAACGCTATGCCTAGAATATTTATCCCTCCCAAAAAAGTCTACAAAAGACTGAAGACTGAAAGTAAGCGGGATAATCTCAACCACATTGCAGTTTACAACACAACAACCTGGAAGACTCTCAGACTTGAAAAATTAAAGAAAGATCCTCTCTGTGAAAGATGTTTAAAAAAGGGAGTGATCCGATCCGCCCGGGACGTGCATCATAAGAAACCGATAAGCACCGGGAAGACAAAAGCAGAAAAGCAGGCACTGGGTTTCAGTCTTGTGAATTTAGAATCTATTTGCACACCATGTCATAAAGAAGCGCACACATGATCTCAACCGGAAAAACAATAAGTGACCTGTTAACTGCCAGCATTGCCCTCACTGCTTTGGTAGGTCCTAAAATCTATCCAATTGTTGCACCTGAAGGAACACCAGGAACGTTTGTGTTATTCGAGAGAGCCTTCAATAACCAGTTTACAAAGGATGGCCCCACCAACTCAGACAGCACAATCACGATCAAAGTAGTGTCTGAAGTGTACCAGGCAGGCATTGACGCTGCAACAGCTGTGTACAACGCACTGAAGGCAGAGGCCCGGCTGTTGTCAGGTGAAGAGTCCTACTCAGAAGGAGCGTACATCCAAACACTTGTCTTGCAGTTCTGGAGCACCGTATAATTATTTTAAGATTAGTTGTATTTAAAATTAAAATACAACTATGGCTACAGAACCCAGCAAAATAGAATATGGCGGAGACATGATGATCTTTGTCACAACAGGACTCCCTATTGCTTTCTCTACCTCTGCAAAGCTGGAAATATCCCTCGACACAAGGGAGATCAGTTCAAAGGACTCCGGCTACTGGAAGGAAAAACAAGCGGGCCGCTTAGATTGGAAGGCCGGAACTGATGCACTCTATACAGAGGTGTTGACCGGAACAGTATCAACAACCTCATTTGATGAGCTCTATGCCCTTATGATTGCCCGCACAGCTATCACAATGGTATTCGGTGCAGCAACCGGAGCAGCAGGAGCACAGACAAACGATGCCACAAAAAAGAAATTCACCGGATCAGCACTCATCACAGCTTTGTCAGTGAACGCACCTGACAACGAGACTACAACCTACTCTATGTCACTTGAAGGAACCGGGGCTTTGGTTAACGCATAAAATTGGTTTTGGGTTTGGGGAAGCGGGGCGAAAGTTCCGCTTTTTTTACTTTACAATTATTCGGTGCAATTCACAATCTTTTATCTTTACAGGCTTCCCAACTTTCGGAACTAATCCGCTATTGTAAAGAGTTTGATATACCCACTCTTTTTCTTCGCAGCATTTTTTAAAAGTTCCCCAGCCGTGATCTATGGCCGGGGAAACTTGGATTATAATTGTTTTCATTTTATAATTCATCTAAAGTGTCAACACCTGCTTCATCAAGAAGATTGCGAATTGCCCTGCTTTGTTCAAATGAAATCGAAAGAATGTTACCATCATAAACTGGCACATAACATTTTTTCATCATTGGAGAATCTAAATTTCCATCTAATCCCCAGTATTCTCTCAAATCACCTTCGTTGCAGAATACTTCATAAATAACATTTTTGGTTAAGTTAACCTGTGCTGCAACCTTTGCTTCAAATTTTTCTGATCTTGTTGTCATGATTTCTAAGTTTTAGTACTGTTTGTTTGATGAAGTAAAGATACAACGTATTATAACTATCTCGACATTTTATTGAAAATATTTATTTCACAATGTAACGTGCTGTAATTATGTAAGTTACATTTATAAATATAGTAATAATATACAGTATTGTAACTTTTTACATCATTATTTTAGTTATAAAACGTCAGATTATTACTAAAATACAATTTTACTTAAAAATGTGACTCTCACAGTATTTAAAAGAAAAACCCATGAACCAAACCAAAATTAAATTAAATGATCAGGAGCTTATCCTGAGACAGTCCTTCAGATCCTTAATGATCTTTGAGAAAATGACAGGCAAGAACGCATTCGAGGCCGCACCCTCAATGAATGACAGCCTCACTATGTTCTATGCAATGCTACAGGCCGCAAACCGAACAGCTTTCACAATGACCTTTGATGAGTTCCTTGATGTCCTTGACGAATTCCCGGAGGCTCTGTCAGACTTCAACAAGTTTATGATTGACCTATACACCGGGAGTGTGGAGACAGCGGACGCAGATAAAAAAAAAGTAGAAACCCGTTAACAGCACACCAGCTCTTTGGCTTAGTGGTGGGAGCCTGTCACATCCCTCCTGACTACTTCAACGATGAAATGGACATGCTGCAAGTGTCCGCTGTGATGGATCAGTACAATGAAGCTTACAGGGATAGCTGGGAACAAACAAGGTTCAGCTGCTTTATAACAGCAAAAGCAGCCGGATCTAAAAAACTGAACAAGCCCTCTGACCTGATAGAGTTCGACTGGGAGAAAAAAGAAAAACCGAAACCCAGAAAGCTCACACCTGAACAGCTCAAAGAAATGACAGCAGACTACACAGAAAGCCTGAACAATTTTAAAGAAGGAAAAGGAGAAATATGGATGCCGGATTTAAAGTAGAGAACAGTGAGCAGCTCTTAAAGTTGCTGAGAAGTTATCCTGATGTGGTTAAGAATGCAGCTGTCATAAAAGGTATGGAGGCCGGAGCGGATCTGATCAACGAGTCCGCAAAGGCCAAACTCTTTGCAAGCAGAAAAGGAGCAAGTAAAACAGGATACAACTATTACGCAGCAGCCTTTAAGAAAGAGAATTTAAAGAGTAAAGCACCTGACACAGTAGGGATAAGAACCGGAGTATATAACAAGAAAGAAGGATATAAATTCAGGTGGCTGGAGTGGGGAACGGCTCAAAGGTTTACAAGGACAAGGAAAAACGCACTAACAGGAGTGAACACTACAAAGAAAAGCCGGGGGAAAATAATAGGCAACAACTTCTTTTTTGATGCACTTAAAGGAAAAGAGGATATTTTTTTCAGAACTATCTCAAATGTAATAGTAAAAGCCCTCGAAGACATAACAAGCAAACCAAAATAGAAATCGGGAAAATCGGGAAAATCGGGAAAATCGGGAAAAATAAAATAGTCTAAAATGGGTAAATTTAATCTGCTTACTACACTCAGCCTCAACGCAGCCGGAATGTCGGAGGGCTTGAAGTCTTCTATTGCGGAGGTTGAGAAATTTGTAGAGAAGACAAAGGCTGGGAACAACTCCCTGAATGCTTCTTTCCGTGATGTAGCGGAGATGGGAGTCGGAGAGATGCGTAAGGAAATGATGAAACTCCGGAACATCTCATTTGCAGGAAAATCTCAACAGGAAATAGCCGCCATTAATGGACGGATCGGGGAGCTTATGGACTCTATGGGAGACCTGAAAGCACAGCAGAAGGGTTTAGGCATGGAGTTTGGCACAGCTATGGCAAAGGGTATGCAGGTCTTTGCAGCAGCCGGAGAGACGGTCTTTGGTGTGGCTTCCATGTTCGGAGCATCAAAAGAAAAAGCACAGGAGTATCAGCAGGCCATGGTTTCACTTATAGGAGTCACTCAGGGGCTTGGAGTGATCCAGGATGCCTATGAGACAAAGCTATTCACAACCCTTGGTATAAAGATAAAGGACACAGCGGCAACCATAGCAGACACAGCGGCAAAGTATGCCAACGCAGCTGCAAGCCGTGTGATGGGTGCTGCTATTGTTGTCAATCCTATGATGCTTGCAGTGGCAGCAGCAGCAGCCTTGGTGATTGGTATTGTTGCACTGACAAAAGCCTTTGAAGCAAACCGGGGAGCTATTGACGAAACAAACCAAAGCCTCTCTGAAACTATCACACTTCAGAAACAGGCACAGCAGGCTTCTCTTGATCTGGCAGCAAAGAACCAGGACACAATGAACCAGCTGGAGAAAGCAGCCGGGAAGATCTCAGACGAAACTTACAACAAACGCAAGAACGCACTGGAGAAAGAGTCCGCTCTGCGTGCAGTTGAGAAAAACGAAAAGGCAGCTCTGTCAAATTTTGACAAGGCACTTGCAGAGGAACAGGCCAAGACCTATGCAATGTCCGCCGCTGATTATCTGAAATGGGAGACTAAGAAAAAAGAAATACTCCAGGACTTCAGTTCCCAGAAAAGTGAGATCATAAAAGCGGAGTACCTTCAGAACAACCTTGTGGATGAAGGCACCAAGAAAATAAAGAAACAGGGTGAGGCTGTAAAAGAGCTCAAAGATGAATGGGTAGCGGCTTATGAGAAGACTCAGGAGCTGGCACAGTTCAACGTCCCTCAGAACATCAAAGGGGTAACAAATGACGGCTCTGATATGCCGGGGACAAAAGGCAAAACGGACATAAACGTACAAGTGACAAACGGATTTATCCAGAGCTTGAAAGACAGACATGCAGCCTTTGTGAAATACTCTGAGATGCAAGTCTCTGAAGCCGCAAAAGCAGCAGCAAAAACACTGGAGATTGAGAGGGCACTCAGGGACAGCAAACTCTCCATACTTGGTGACGCTTTCGGAGCAGCCGCCGGGCTCTTCAAACAGAATACAATAGCCTATCAGGTAATGGCTTCCGCTCAGGCAGCAATGGACACCTACAGAGCGGCAAACGTGGCGCTGGCAAGTTTCCCCCCTCCGTTCAACTTCATTGCTATGGGTACCTCTATTGCAGCGGGTCTGGCAAATGTTATGAGGATCAACAGTATAGGAGGTTTTGCAAGTGGTGGAGTCGTAGCAGGTTCAAGTTATTCAGGTGATAAAGTGTTTGCAAGAGTTAACTCAGCTGAGCGTATTTTAACCGCTTCACAAAACGCAGCTTTTGAAAGTATGGTCTTTGGTGGTGGTGCAAACGGTGGAGAACTTACAGCAAGAGTGAGCGGATCTGATTTACTATTCGTACTTGACAGGCACAGCCGGAAACGAAAAAACACACGTTAATTATGAGCCTTCAGAAAAAATATTATTCTACATTCAGAGACCTGGACAACATTGTTCACACAGTTGAGATATGGCAGGAGACCGCTTCAGTGATCACTGCAACTCAGATCCGGGGAGATGCTGCTCCGTTCACATCCTCCATGCCTGAGTTGTCTAATAAATTTCAGCCGGTGCGGGGCACAGGATGCCAGATGAATCTATTGTCTCAAACAAACATGCAGTTCCTTGGCCTCTATACCGCAAACATGCAGGAGTACCAGATACGGCACTATATCGGGGCTGTATTGAATTGGTGCGGGTGGCTGGACTCAGAACTATACACAGAACCCTTTGATGAGCTCACAGGCTATCCTGTAGGCTTCAGCGGCTCAGACGGCTTTGCACTTCTGGACCGGATGAACTATCTGCAAGCTGATGGCTCGAAGTTTACCGGGATCAGCTCACAGTTTCAAATTCTCACTTTCATCCTGGGGAAACTGAACCTCCCTATGAGTTATCTATACATTGCTTTGAATACCACTATTGCAGGAGTGACAAACGCAGCCGGGACAACTACCCTCCATAACACTTACATAAAGAATGCGAATTTTTACAACGAGGACGGAGAGGCAGAAACCCTCAGGACCGTGCTAGAGTCTATCCTTGCACCTTACGGAGCTTTCATAACTCAGTGTTCCGGGAATATGTTCATAATGGATGTGGAAGAGATTACAAATGAAACTCTTGAAACTTTCAATTTTTATCAATTCAGTA